GTAAGCGCCCATTCATTAGAAATCTAATTTTACTCTAATAAGAGCTTCTTTTGTAAAGTCTTTTAATAATGGTCTAGATAATTTTGCTACCGCTAATAATTCGTTAGTGTCATTATATAAACCGATAGTTGTAATATAAGTTTGTGGATTGTTAATAAATGAAGGATAAATAACTTCACCTGTTGAACCTGAAATGTATGATGGATTTTCTGAATAATTAAATTCTGAGTTTCTTGCTCTTACAAATATATAATCTGAAGATATATTTTCTTGAGAATTAATAGTAAATGTTTTAGCTGAAGAACCACTAATAGCTGTATATAAACGAACATTATTATTTCCATCACTATTACTTGATCTACTAACTGCTAAACCAATACCACCTGAAGCTAATGAACCACTTAATGCTACTGGGTTTAATAAAATAGTTCCAATATCTGGCAATAGCCAGCCGTATGAACCTGAGTTTAAACTATACCCATCAGTTGTTGTAGCTGCTGTAGTTGTTTTGATACCTGCTGAGCCTGATATTAATTGAAATACTCTACCAGCTTCATTAAATACTTGAGAAGTAACATAGTTACTATTATCAGTTAAAGATATAACACCTAAACTACCTGATAGTTCTAATGTTAAAGAACCAGGAAATAAAGCTTGTTTATATCTTGCTCTTTCAAACGATATAGCCCAAAAATCAGACGCTGTAATAGCACCAAAAGTAAAATTAGTGTTTTCATCACCTATTACTAAATTTTGATATTGACCATAAACTGTAGCTGTTGGAGATAATCCATTAACTGCTGGGTTATATAATGCACTTCCACTACCTGCGGCATTGCCATAAGCTACAGCAAATTGAATTGCAGCTGTATCATCAGTAGATGCAGTTTGGAAAACGTTTAAATAAAAATCACCACTTGAACCAGCTTCTTGAACTGATGATGTAAAAAATGTAGTTAATGTAGGTATACCTCCTGACCATAACGTTGCTGTTATTGAGTCAGTACTTACTACAAAATCTTCAGGGACTAATCTATTAAAAGACATATGTTATATATTAAGATACTTGTGTTACTGTAATTGGAATAGTTAATCTAGCACCACTGTCTCTACCTTCTACAGTTAATGTAGCATATAAAGCTGTGTTTGAACCAAATAATGTATTTACTGTTGTTGCTCTAATATTAATTGTTGTACCTACAACTGTTTTAGATACATTAGTACCTACAGTTGAAGACGAGTTTAATGCTTGAACTTGTGGTGTATTAATACCAACACCCTCAAATGTACTTAACAATCTAACATCGGAAATTGTTGCTGTATAACCTGATGTTTCGAAAGTGTTTCCACCTAAGTAATTTAATGTTTGAGGAGTAATGGCTAATGAAGCACCTTGTTTAATCACAATTGAAGTATAACCTAAATCTAAAATAGGTAATTTAGCTGTACCGCGAGGTAAAGTCACTAACTTATATTTCATCATTTGGGTTGTTTGAGGAAACGCCTCTAATAAAGGCATATTTTCAATTGCTTGACCATAGTAAGCAGAACCTGATGGATTTGTTGGATTATATAAAGTATAATCAATTTCATCATCAGCTAAAGCAAATTGTGTGATTCTAAACGTTCCGTCGTTTTGAGCTAGTAACTGACGGCCTGTTGTTGTTAATATCGCGTCAACTGTTACTATAGTATTATTTAAATATCCCATTAGTTATTGTTTATTTTTGTTATAAATATATACAAATTTTATTTTATATTAAATTTTGATTTTTTAAGTTTTGGATTATTGTATCTATTCCTGATTCTAATTCTTTAGTAATATATTGAGGTTTTAAAATACCATTACCTGCTGAATTGATACTACCGCTATTATCTGTTAAAGGAAAATTAACATCTAAAATAATACTTGATGGATCTTCAACATATCTTCTTAATAAGAAATAATTTAAATTAACTCCATTAGGTATATTTTTATCTAAATTAATTATCATTTGATTAGTAGCTGATGAAGTGACACTAGTGATAGCAAATGATAATTGTTCTAATCCTTCAAATCTAATTTCATCATAAGTTTGTGGATCAAAATCTAAATTAATAGGATTAAATCCACTTTTACTTATATCTTTTTGTTTTTGACTTCTATAATTATTTAAACCATCAGAAGCTGTACTTGCTAATAATATGTTAGCTGCTGATCCTGTTGTCCAAAATGGAGTACCACAAGCACCAGTACCTGGATTAGGATATTGAGATACACTAAAATATGATTTATTAGTTAAATATACTAATGGAGAATTAGATCCTGCGTTACCATTATCTGTTTTTCCTGTAGAAATAGCTGCTACTCGATATAAAGATGAAGTGGTAGCGTTTATTTCTTGAAAAAATAAAGTGGTTGAAGTTTCTGTGTCGTAGTTAGTATTAACAGTAGTAAGATTAGTCCAACTAACACCGGCATTTGTAGATTTTTGTAAAGCCCAAGTGACAATAATATCACCTCTTCTATCATTTTTATTTTCATAAGTAGTAGGAGCTAAAAATACTTTAAAATCTAAAATATATCCACCTGTACTTAAACTACCTAAAGATCCTGTAGGATTATAAATACTACCAGAATAAGGAATTAAAAGATTATCCCGTAAACTTCCTGATTCTCCTATAAATGTAGGTGGAGAGAAATGAAGACCAGCAGGTACAGTCATGTTTAATGTTATAATATCGTCAGTACCGGCAGCGTACATCATATAATCATTTTTACTTACATTAGGACCTTGTTCTCCTTGAACAAAAATTATACTACCTGTTGAACCAAAACCAGTTATATTACCATTAATATCATAACTTGCGGTTTGAGTATAAAGAATAGGTTCAATTTTATATCCGCTTTTATAAATAGGCCATGAGCCATTTAATGTAGTAAGATTTGCCCCTGATGTTTCACTATTATCTAATGCTAGTGTTGCATTTTTATTTTCTTCAAATGATTGTTGAATTGTACCTAAATTAATACCTTTAGAATCATTAATTGGTTTAGCAGCATTACCATTAGCATTAATAATATAATTAACGCCAACTTGAGTCATATCCACATTATTATTTCCCCATTGAGGAGATGTACCTTCTAAAGTGTTAAAAGAAACAAAATTTACTTCTGGGTTGCTTACATTTGGTGTTTTACCATAAGATATATCACCTTCTGTCCATTCATTAAGTTTAGCTGAATTTAATTCTTTACCAATATATCTTGAATTAATAACTGCTGCTGTTGTGTAATTTGATTCTTGTACTGTTGCTCTAGTAGCTGATCCTGATAAGATAGCTATTTGGTTTGATGCTGTAATGACCCCAGCTGCGTAATCTACATCCATATAGAATGAGTTAACACGTGGTTCAACAGCGTTTCCAGCTAATATATTATAATCACTAACAAAGAAATTCTCATCAATATATGGTTGTAAAACTACTAAATCTGATGATGATATATTAGGAGCTATTGATTGTGTTGCAAAATAACTTCCTGTGAATTGAGTATTAGCACCTGGAGAAAAAGATAAATAAAAATATTCACCTATAGTTGGAACTGTTGTATATGATGATGTCATTACTGACCTAGTAGTTCCTGTAGGGACATAATAACTTTGAGACGCTACAATTCCATTAACATTAGAATTTATATATAGGATTGTTGTAACTTCATCCAATGATGAAGTAATTGAAGCTGATACTTTTATAATGATAGGTATGTTAGGTTGATTTCCTAATGTATATCTACCATTACTCATATCAAAATAACTTAAATCATTATAGTCTTCAGAACCATAAGGTATATAATTATTTAATATATATGATGTGCCTGATGTAAAACTTCTAGTATATGAAGCTGAAAATCTATAGTTTAATATTTCATTATCTGTTGATGATGTAACATCAGTTGGAATTACTCCAAATAAGAAAAAATTATCATATTTAGCAATTGAATTAATAGGATATTCTACTACACCAACATCACTAAATTTGATTCTAATACTATTTATTTCTTGTAATGATAAAGTATTATCCTTACCTTGCTCATCTATACGAGCAATTTTGATAAATTTAACACCTTGTGTAAAAACGGGAGTATATGCCATATATTAATCTGCTGGGAATAAAGTAGAACCTGTATCGTAAAATAAATATACTTGACCTTGTTCTGGTATTACTGTGTTTAATAAGAATGTTCCAGCTGCTACTGTATTTGAATTATAAAATGTAGGAGCATAATTAGTTGGTGTTTTAGGATAATTTAAAAATGTATTATCACCATTTAAATCACCATCTGTCACTACTAAATTTGTACCTTCTAATTCACCATTAAAATCAAATTCATTTGTAATTAATTGTTGTACTGAACCTGATGGTGTTTCAATTAATGTATAATAGGCAGGTAATCTAGTAATATAAAGATTAGAGAATGTTATATTTTTAGAATCACTATTATTAAGTATTGTTAAAAATCCACTTAATTCAACATCTTGAGAAAATACATAATTAAATGAAGTAGTGGAAGATGTTAAATATATTTGTTTACTTGAAGGTATTGTAGAATTATTATTATATAATATAAGTGAAGCTGGATCTGTTGTTCCTGAAGATGAAGCATTAAATGTTATATTATAAACAGCTGATCCTGATAGATTGATAATTTTAGTATTTCCAAATGTTAAAAGAAATGAACTAGTAGTATAAAGTTCTGTTGTATTTCTAATACTACCACCTTCACTTCCTTCAATATAACCCATCTGGATAGATGAACCAGTAATTAGTATATTTTCGGTTAAATAAGGAATATTAGTTGATCCACTACCTACAAAAGCAATTGATGACGTAATATCAGCTTGAGGTACAGGATATTTATTACGTTCTAAAACATGTTGTTTTACAACAATTCCTGTTGCTAAACTTGTTCTAGCAGGAACCCAATCTTGTAACATTTTAAATAATGAGTTATCAAAGAACTTAATAAGTCTTATATAATCCCATTCATCATAGTTACTAGTATATTTTTCAAAATAAGCGTCTCTTAAATCATCTAAAGGAGGATATGATTCTTCTCTAGTTG